TTTTAAATCGCATCCAATTGCTTGTAGAAACTCTGTGCTAGTAGCTGATTCTGTATCTATATATACTGCTAATCCGCCTTTCTTTTGAGTTTCTGCTAATGCGTGCGATGCTAACAATGATTTTCCAGAAGCTTCTAATCCGGTAATTTCAGTTATCCGACCTACTGGGAAGCCTCCGTTCGGTCGGTTTGATATTGCTAAATCGAGTGAATCGCAACCTGTCGAAATCCAATCTTTGACATTGCTAGGTGCATCGTCATCGCCATCTAGAAAGAATGCAGTTTTTAATGCTTGACCTTTAAATTGCTTGTTAATGCTATCTGCTAAGGTGTTTGCTAACGCATCTTCCAGTTCTAGTTTGCTTTTACTCTTTGCCATCTATAACTCCTTAATTGAAAAGATCATTGAATGCTGATGCTACGTCATCAACTTTACCTGCTACTGGCTTTGCTGCTTTAGCTGGAGCCGTAACTGGTGCTTCTTCCTCTTCTGTTGAAGCTACATCCGAATCTGCATTTTCTGGATTCATCCATTCGGTCAATGCTGCTTCTAATTCATCATAAGTTGGCTCAGGAAACAAATCAGTAATTTCTGGCTGATTCATGATTTTCTCAGCAATTGTTTTGTCTTCTGTTGCTGGTTGAGTGTTAGGTTTAACACGAATAGCAGTTTTAGGATATGCTCCTCCTTCTGCTGGAGTAAATTCTACATCAATATCACGTCCATTCATTAGATCCGTAATATCTCCGTAATCTGGATCAGAAATGATAGAAAGAAGTTCTGTGTAAATTGTTTTACCAAATCCCCAAAACTTAACTCCTTCAGATTCTTTACCTCGGATAATTATTGGAACATATGTTCTCATTTTTGGTTCGATTTTACGACCCATTAGCCATTCATCTTTATCGCCAGTTTTCTTTAATTTATCGGAAAATTCTACGATAGGATCTGCATTTCCAAATGTGATTGGAGACAACATGGATTTCTTGCCGATTTCATAATGGAAATACAATTCTAGAAATGGATTGTCTTTGCGATGAACGTATGGAACGATTCGAATACGTGTCTTACCTGCTTCAGGTTTCCACAAATTTTGTTTTTTGTCATCAGCCTTATTCAACTGATTTAATTTTGCTTTAATAGCGTCTAAATTTAAAGCCATTAGTTAACTCCTTTTAAATGGTTAATAAAATATAAAATATTAATTACAATATAAGCAATTAATTCGTTAATTCAAAGTAAATAGTTAATTTTTTTATTTAGTACAATACCCTAAGCAAATTTTTCCAAAGGTTAGTTTTTTTATTAGTATGCAAATTGTTTTCATTTTGCGTTCCTTTATTATAAATATCACCAAGTTAATTTCTTGAAGAAAATTAAATTGATAATTCGATATCCAGATTCATCTGTAAGTATAAAAGAATTTTGATAACGTGTCCAATCTAATTGATATGTTTTATCCAATATGCCGTTGTTTACAGAACGAATAACTTCATTAAGTGCATTAACCGTATACAGCGTATTGGTTTCTTTTTTGCGATGTATGCTTATCGTATTTTGACCACGCCTTGCGGTTTCATGTGCATTATAAGTACAATATAAATTATCCGATACGTCATTGTTGCTAAATACGAATATTCTTCGTTCTGGTATTTCGTAGTTTGTCTGTATGTATTCGGAAACTATGTTTAAATCCGATCTATGTGCAAACGTGCAAAGTAGTTGTGTTTTCACTCGTTATCATCCTTACGATTGTTGTTGTATAAATTCATATTTTGGATATACTGATTTTAATCCAAATACCCACATTCCTTGAGATAGTCCTATAATCGCCCAATCAGTTGCATTAGTCACTATTGGAATTCCTGGATTGTTAATATCATATGCAACTAATCCTAAAATTCCTTCAAAGAATCTATTTTTTGTAAAATTCAATAATTGTATCATGTAATTTGGATTTTTAACTAAATCATTGTGTTTTAATTTATTAAACCAAATTGCAGCGTTATTCGTTTCATTATTAATTTGTTGTCCTATCTTAACATTAACATCAATTTGATCTGCCGAGCTTCGTTGTATTTTATCAAAATCTTCAGCTGTTATCCAATATGATAATGTTTGACTTCCAGTTTTTATCGTTAATCTAGTATCTTTTATATCCGTATCTAAATCAGATTTCCATAGAATATCATGAATTAGTTCCCATCCTTTGTGCATTTGAGACCATCCACTTTTGTAACTTATTTCCGTGCTAGCAACATTATCCATTAATGGAACAAATATTCTTTCTAATACTTGAATCAAATCATTTAGTTGTTTCCAAGAATGTGGGTCTACTAAATCTTTTAATTCCTCAAATGAATCTCCCATATCTACTAATGGTTTTACAATATCATTAAAGAAATTAACTGTTTGTGTTAATAAATCACCATCGATAGGCATTCCGGATTTTGCTGGACGAAATGTTTTTCCTTCTGGCGTTTTTCCTAATTCTCCGGATTTCGTTAATCTTGGTAATTTACCAATTTCCTTAACTTCCCATTCGCCGCCTGGCATTATGATATCATGAGATGCCGTTCCGCCGGGTTGTGAATTTGTTACGGCTAATAATATTTGAATTTCTCCTTTACCCATACCAGCTGCCGATTTTCCGCTAGGTAAAATATCATAAAATTTAGTAAATGCTTTGTATCCGCCGGCCATAAATGAATCTATAGTATGTCGGCGATAATTTTTTTCAAATTCTTGTTTTTCTGTTGGAGACAAATCTTCATAACGATTTTGTATTTGTTGTGTTAAATCGTCGGATAAATTTAATTGAGAAAATTCCAATTGTTCCGTTATCACGCCTTGAGCTTGATTTGCTATAACGCGGGCTTCTAATGGCGTTAAATCAGTCATTTCTAAAATAACATGATATAACACCTCATAATCTTTTGGACGCGTTGGATATCCTTTCGGTAATCTATAACTCCATTCTGTTAAAATTGAATCTATAGTCATATTGTGATAGTATTCATTTTACTATAAATATTGCCAACGGATACTTTAACCGGAAAGTTACCTTGTTGCAATATGTTTTTAATTTTAGTTAATATTTCTTTAGCCTCCGTTACTGGGACATCGAATAACACAGAGTCATATGTATATAAAATCATTTTAGTTTCATAGTCGTTTAACATTGTTAGACATTGACGTAACTTTTGTACAGATACTTCCGTTTCAACGGCTTGCAAATAGTAATTAAACAATTTGTTTGCTGTCATGTTTTGCACATTATCTTTGCATATTTTTCTGTGAGTTAATGGCGTTTCGATGCATCCTGCCGATTTCCACTTTGCCCAAAGTTTGTATACATAATCATTTACTTCTTGAAAAAACGGAATTGATAGAAATTCTCGATCAATGCCGCCATACAACAAACGAAACGTTATGGATTTGCTTTCATTGCGTTGTTCGTCTGTTAGTTCCGTTTCGCCAAAATAGTATTGACCTAAATAATCATGTATGGAAGTGACAGGCAATTCGTATCCAATGATTCTTGCAATTAATCGTACGTGATATGAATCGAAATCCATTTCTACCAATGCCCCTTGTTCAAATCTACTACAAAATGCAGAACGCGTTCCATCTTCTTTGTTCATTGCTGCAAAATTGAATCCGCGGAATGCGTTGCTAGGACGTCCCGTAATTGTATGATAATTGTAATTCGAATAAACTCGTCCTTCATGAATCAATTCCGGCATTCGAAATGTTTCATCAACTTGCAAACCGTTTTGTTCTATTGCAGCAAACACTTCTGGATATGTTGCATTGAATTGCTGATACGAATCCGACAATTCTGCGTTAACGCACATTGGCCAAGCATATTTTCTTATTTTCTGGCACATAGCTAAATGTTGTTGCAACGGTACAATTGTATTAATGTGCGATATCGATTGATGTCGATTCCAATAAAATTTATGAGCCGGTGTAGGATAATGAGATTCATCATATGCTTCTCCGTATGTATACCACCATAACGTCTTAACATCCCATACATTGGGATTACCTCCCATATGAAGCCAGGCCTTTTTGTCATGAACAAAGATCTTTTCTAGTTCTAAAAATTTAGATACATGCACACTAAAGCCCCTAATTTGTTCCGTATGCCGTATTGGTATTACGCGTTCTACGTCATCTTCCGTATAAATGTATATTGCACATAACGGATTGATGCTACTATGCATTACGGGACTACATAAAATTGGTACTAATAAAGTTCGTTTATTTTTTATGTACTTTATTATAGTATCAATTTCATCTTCATGATCCAGTATCATACATTAAATATATGAATTTTTTTTCAATAAAACAAATTATCTTTGATTTATATCTACTGGAATTTTAAATGTATTGTCTGAATAATATTGTAATGGATCCGTTAACACGTTACTAATACCTGGTACAAATCTTTCGGCATATGCAATTTGTTCTGTATTTTTTGTGCGTACTCCTTTAACGGTAACTACACCTTGCGTTTCATCATTCACGGTACCAGATATGTACCATCTAATTTGAACTCCAAAATATGAATTAGGATCAATTCGTCCATTTTGCCATGTTTTAAATTGTAATTCGTCAATTTCTACAAATAACGATTCGTTGAGTTTTTTAAAAAAATAACGAGAAATGTATCCTGTTTTTATATCAGATTGTGTTATTCTAACTACAATTGCATTTGGTTGTAAAAAACTAGTTTTTAAATTTCGTTTTAATTCGGTATATGGAGTATCTTTATTAACTTTTCTTATTAATGGTTTTAATTTTTTAGATATTTTAGGATCCCAATTGGCTTCCGTATAAATTTCATTGGTTAGATAACGATGATACATGCCACGATATTCCTTACCATCTTCAGTTTCGAATTCACCCCCACTTGTATACAAGTTAGTGATTATTTCATCTGGCATATAAAAAGTTCTAATTCTCATGTTATTCTATGTTTGGTCTCATTATGCATCTTACTTCTGTTTCCCACTGTCCATCCGCAGTTACGGTATGCATTATTCCTATTACACTAAACACCGTATTAACGCGATATCGTTGTGGCAATCCTTCGAACGTTAAAATATCTCCATAACGTAAACCGTTGATGCCATCAATTTTAAATGTAACATCAAATGGAAAAATTGGTGCCGTTATTTGTTGTGAATCTCGTAAATTTGAAGTTGGATATTGTAAGTATTCAGTAAGATCTTTGTATAATGCTTTCGTAAATTCCGTTTCCCCCGGAGATAATGCTAATTGAGTACGTGTTTGTTTTAATTTAGTTACGATCGTATCATGTTTTTCTCGATATTTTTTTATAGCAGAATTTATAGCATCTGGATCTTTGCTACTATACATGTAATTTAAATATGGAGCTATATCTTGTTCAGTAACTTCATCTCCTTGATTTAAAACGTATGATAAATTTTTTGCGCTTTCTGGTAATTTAGCTGAAAATGAAAAACTTTTAACTATAGTACCATTAGGATGATTTGCTAACATGGGCACTGAATATACTTTCGTAACATCTTGTTTTAATTTATCTACAGATTTTATATATTTAATGTCAGACAAAACTAGTTTAGATTCATCGGTAGGCAATGTTACAAGTTTTAACTGAATAGATTTTCCGGATGCATATTCAATTCTATCACTAATAGCAGAAAAAAAGCTTTTTATAGTAAAATTTCTTGTGTTATTTGCGGATAAATAATTTAAAGTTTTTTGTATAAATTCCATGTTAATGAATATACGAGATGGATACAATATTGTTCTATCTGACAATTTTTCATAAACTCCGGGCCAGCGTTTCTCATTAGAATTTAATAAATTAAAAACGTTAGTTTTTTGCAAAGCTTTATTATAAAAAGCTAATTTTCCATATTGATTTATTTCTGAATTTTCGAGTGTAGTGTCTGCTGGATCTTTTGGTAAAAATATTATATCATTAGGAATACAAGATACCATTTCTGGTAAATAATTACTTAAACAAATAATATCATCGCAAACAATTTTAGAAAAACTTACAGAACCAGCTACTTTACTAACAATGTATGTATTTACTATTTCTGTTAATGCTCCTAACGTAATATATCTATGATAAAAGGTATCAGAATTTGTTTCATTGGCATTACTAGCACTAATATTAGTAAATGCGGTATTAGATGCGGTATATTGTGTTTGTAATTTAATTATATCTATAGATGCGGTTGGATAATCTTTTGATCCCGTAAGTCCACTTAAATAATCAATTTGTTTTTGTATAGTTTTTAATTCAGTAGTGCGTTCCGTTGCATATGAATTATACGCATCATCATTTTCTAATGAATTATATGGCTCTCCATATAGTATAAAATGATCAGTTGCTTTATCATTTCCTTGCGGCAATGGACCATTTGTAACAGTTACATTATTATTCAATAAATCATCAATCGATGTTATGCCAGTACCAGTTGTTGCATTTGGAATTGTTGCTAATTTTTTAGTAACAATCACATCTAATGCATCGTAAAGTTGCGCATTTGGTTTTGTATCGCGTTGTTCTATATCAGCCGGGGTAAATAATGTAGCTGGTATGTTACTATTAATATCAATTATATCGGTTTTTTTAATAGAATCCGCAGTATTTGCGCCAATTAACATGGAAATATCGGTAAATACGTTACTGGTACCAGTTAAGTTTAAAGTAGCATCAATTTGCATATGTTCGTTGTATGAAAAATCAAAAGAAGTAATTAATCCTTCAAATTGATACTTGTTCATATAACTTATTTGATTTAATATCGTATCAATATCCCAAGTTGGATAACGTTCTTTAAGTTTGTCCACATTTGGTAACGTATCTGCAGTTAATTTACCTCCGGTAGAATTTATAGTCATTAATGCAGTTTCCGGATGTGCTATTTCTATTCGTACGAATCTACCCGGCCGAAACCACGTTGCTTCTACACCTTCTAAATCTCGCGATGGATTCGGTATCGATATTTGTACGGTAGCTTTGTTTAACAATCCCATGGAATGATCGCCTATAGTTACGCTTAATTGAGTTAA